GGGGCTAATGCTATCTTGCCAGTTCAAAGTCTTAACTCTATCTTGGACCATCCGAAGATCAATTTAGAGTTAGAAGAATACAACAGAATCATTGAAAGCCTTAGATACTATGAGGGCAAGCATGACGATATTCAATTTAAGAATAGCAACGGAAGAATAAAGAAACGCCCTTTTTCTAGCATCAACATGATGAAAAAAGTCGCTGGACAGTATGCAACAGTGGTCTTTAATGAACAGTGTGAGATTGAAGTAGATGGCGATGCTAAAGAGTTCATCGAAAAAGTATTCGAGCACAACGATTTCAAAAAGAACTTTGCTAAGTATCTAGAGCCAATGTTTGCACTTGGTGGCCTAGCATGTAGACCGTATTTGGATAAGAAAACCAAACAAATTGAATTTTCTTGGGCATTAGCAGATGCCTTTTATCCATTAGACAGTAATTCGAACAATATCAGTGAATGTGCTATTCCTTTCAGGACTATTCGAACAGAAGGCGGAAAACAGGTCTATTACACACTGCTAGAATTTCATGAATGGCAAGAAAATGGGATGTATACAGTCACAAATGAGCTATATCGATCGGAGATTCCAGAAATAGTAGGATCGCAGGTTAATTTATCTTTGCTTTATGATGATCTAGAACCTCAGTCAACTTTCAATACAGGCGTATTGTCCAGACCGTTATTCGCTTATCTAAAAACAAGTGGGTTTAATAATATTTCTCCTTGCTCTACTTTAGGATTAGGTGTATGTGATAACTGTAAGAAGACATTAGACCGCATTAACCGGACTTTTGATGAATTCAATGAGGAAATCAGACGAGGTAAGAGACGGATCGCTGCGAGTGAGATGCTTCTGAAAAGTCGTGTCGAGAATGGTCAAGTCAAAATGTACTTTGATGATGACGAAGACACTTTCCAAATTATCCCTGGGGCCAATATGGATGATTACACAATCAAAGATCTAACCACTAGCATTCGGACAACGGAATACGTTGCTGCAATCAACCATCATCTGAGAACCTTGGAAATGGAAACAAATCTTTCTAGCGGAACATTTAGTTTTGATAGTTCTGGAAAGTTATCCACAAAAACTGCTACAGAAGTGGTCAGTGAGAACTCTCAAACTTATCAGACACGATCAATGCAAATTACCAATATCGAAAAGTTTGTTAAGGAACTGGTTATCACTGTTTGCGAGCTAGGTAAATCATTAGATGTCTACGATGGTTCAATTCCGTCATTTGATGATGTAGGTGTCAATTTTGATGATGGAGCATTTACATCGACGAGTGAAAAACTCACGTTTTATCAGCAACTGATAACACTAGGTTATCCGGTTAATAAGGCTTTTGAGAAAATTTTAAATCTCCCAGAAGACGAAGCACTGAAGTTATATCAGCTAGGATTGCGACAAAGTGCGGATAAGTTATCAGGAATGATGTCTAATGCAGGTCTACCAGAGGAAATGGAGTGATCAAGATGACAGAACAGTTATTTGAGTGCGGGAAGTGCGGAAACCTTACACCTTTAATGAAGGGTACCGAAATTTTAGGCGATAATATCAAACATGAATTTTTTAAGTGTCAAAAATGTGGTTTGAAAACTACGGTCATGGTTTCTGACAAACAATTACGCAATATGCTTTTAAAACAGCGCAATACCAAACCGGGCAAACAAAAAATCGAACTTGCTCAGCGTATTACTGAGCGAATGGAGATGCTCAATGATTTAGCAAGAGGTGATTAAATGTCTATCACTCAACGACAGTTAGACATCAAATCAGCTGCAATACAAGACTCTTATTTGGCTCTTGAAGAAGAAATTATGCAGTTAGTTGTTGATCGATTAAAGATAAAAACCAATGTTGAGCTTTCTCAAGATACTGTTTTCCAGTGGTATCTTGAAAAGCTAGATCAACTAGGCTTGCTTAATTGGGATACAATCAACGATTTAGTCGAAGAATGCAATAGTGTCACAAAAGATCAACTAGCCGAAAACATTACTAAGGATGGCTATAAGAAAAATCTCAAAGAAAATAAGAAACTTGCTAATTTGGTTAAAACGCCTGTTAAAGAGTGGACGAATCTTGATCAAATACTCAACCAATATTTCGAGAGTCAATGGCTAGATTTTGAGAATCATATCAATCAGACGCTTTTGTCTACCAATTATCAAGTGAACTCAATTGCAAAGATGTATCAGCAAGTTCTGAATGATACGGTCGCAAGAATCATCGGAGGTCTGGTAACGCCACAGAAAGCTTTTAGAAGGGCGATCTATGAAATGGTTCAAAAAGGGATTGATGTCAGTCTAAAAGACAAGTCAGGGAAGTCGTGGACGCTTGAGACGTATGTCCGTACCGTGATCAAATCAACAACAAGCACTGTATTTAATGATTTGAGGATCGAAAGAGGTATAAGCGAATATGGAATAGTTACAGCTCTTATGAGCCATCATCCGGCGGCTCGTGACGCTTGTAGCAAAATCCAAGGCAGATATGTTCTGATGGTTCCCAAGAATCAAGCTCCAGAGGAATTCAAACATTTACCTAGCGTATATGACTATGGTTGGAAGACACCTGCCGGATGTAATGGTATTAATTGTAATCACCGTTGGTACTCTCAACTACCTATGGAAGATACTGGCATGAAAGATCCAGTTTCTCCTGAAGTTGCTCAACAAAACGCTAAAATTATTGCTAAGCAACGAAGATTAGAGCGATCAATTAGAATGGCTAAGAAGTCGCTCAAGGCTTCGGAATGGATAGGTAATCAAGAAGATATCGAACATTTTAAATCAATTGTACGAGCAAGACAAGCTGTCCTGCGTCAATTTATTGAAGATAACAAAACTCTTTTACATCGATCATATGACCGGGAACAAGTTTATTCATAATCCATATCCAAAAGTCTAGTATTGCTGGGCTTTTTTGTTTTGCTTTAGACCTGATCGGATGTCTCTAAAAGACGGACTCGAAGCGGGAGTTGCCGCTCTAAAAACACTTAGGAGGAATATTGATGAAAAAAGAAGATTTAATCGCTTTAGGAATTGACGAACATACGGCTAAAAATGTTATGGCTTTGCACGGTAAGACAGTAACGCAACTTAATGCGCAAGTAGCTACCGCAGAAAGCGAGCGTGACAGTGCGAAACAGGAACTGCAAGCCAATCAAGCTGAATTAGATACGTTGAAAGAAGCAGCAAAAGGGAATGAAGATCTCGAAAAGCAGCTTGCTGACTTACAGACAAAGTTTGACGAATCAAAAACCAATTCCGAAAAACAACTTGCCGAGCAACAAAAGGACTTTGCAATCAAATTAGCACTCAAAGAAGCTCAGGCACTCGATGAGGATATTGTCCTTACTCAATTAGACAAGGACACAATAAAAGTCGTTGACGGCAAATTACAAGGATTTGATGAACAACTAAAATCCTTGCAAGAAAGCAAAGCATTCTTATTTCAACAACAAGAACAAAACGAGGATAAACCAACTCCTATAATCTTTGCTGGGGGCATTCCTAAAGGTGCAGGCAGCAATGAGAAAACGATGGTTCAAAAAATTCAAGAAAGATTAGGTGAATAAATATGGCTTTGGTATTAGACAGTAAAGACTTAGCAACTATTGATAAAGAATTCCGTGCCGATTCTCAAGTTTGGGATGTTCTGACTCAAGGAGCAAAGAGCATCACTGCGGCTGACTTTGTCGGAGCAAACGAAGTTCGAATCAATAAAATGAGTGGATTTGTAGAAGCGACACAATACAAACGTAACCAAGACAACGCCAGAAGTGCAGTTAGCATTGAGAAGGAAACGATCAAACTTACTCATGAAGACTGGTTTGCATATGATGTAGATCAGTTAGATCAATCTGAGAGTGCAGCTTTGACAATTAACAACGTTGTGACTGAACATAAACGATTGATTACCGTTCCTCATCGTGACAAAGTAGCTATTCAAGTTATGTTCGACAATGCAGGTAAAAAAATCAACGAAACTTTGACTGAAGCAAATATTCTTGCTGCTTATGATGCTGCAGAAGAATACATGACAGATAATGAAGTTCCTGGCGGATATGTGATGTTTGTTTCGGCAGCTACTTATCGATTATTGAAAAATGCTGATGGAGTCAGCAAAACTTTCTCCACAAATCAAATGCAGATTAACGGAATCAATCGTACGGTTGCTCAAATTGACGGTGGTGTGCCAATCATCAAAGTTGCAAAAGGCCGTATGTCTGGTTTGACAATTGAAGACACTGTAAACTTTATCATTACACCACTAACAGCAATTGCTCCAATCGTTAAATTTGGTACAGTTGACACTGTTCCGGCTAGTCAAGATCGCAATGGCTACCGTGATACAATTAAAGGTTTGGACTATTACGATGCGATTGTATTTGATAATGCTAAAAAAGCAATTTATGTATCTTATGTCCCAAAAGCGTAGCCCCATCAGGAGTGACGTTAGATCAAACGACGTTATCTCTTGAAGTTGGGGGCACAGCGACGTTGAAAGCTACCGTTTCGCCTGCAGAAGCAAGTGACAAATCAGTTCAATTTAGCTCGAGCGATACGGCAATTGTCACTGTCACTCCTGTGCAAGGTAAAGTTACAGCGGTAGCGACTGGATCTGCAACGATCACAGCAACAACAGTAAATGGCAAAACTGCAACTTGCCAAGTCACCGTGACGGAGGGAGCTTAATAAGCTCTCTTTTTTGGAAGGAGGGACATATGGCTTACTTGAGTTATACCGAGTACCAAGAAATCGGATATACATCAATGACTGAAGACGAATTCGATGTGTTTGTTAACAAAGCTTGCGATCTTGTTGATGTACAAACAAGAAATTTTTATCAGTTCAACGATCTAGAATCTGACATTGATTTTCGCAAATCGAAATTCAAAAAAGCAGTTGCTGCTCAAATAGAATATATGTATCAAGCGAATGCTACCTCCACACTTGAGATTAACAGTCCTCAAAGTTGGTCAGTAGATGGTATGAGCGTGACTGAAGCTAGTAGATACAATAATACCGGAGCAAACGAGTCGCCCTCTATTATATCCGACGATGCTATCTTAATTCTATCTGGCACGGGATTGCTTTTTAGGGGGCTAGGGTAATGAGTTACTATCGTTTACCACCTAAAAAGGCTTTTTGTCACACGATTATCTATAAGGAAGTAATCGGAGAAGATGGCTGGCAAAAGCCTATTACCAAAGATTGGACCATTGAAAACTGCTGGTTCAACTTTGCTTCAAGGTTTGCTCGTTCGGGAATAAACTCTACCGCTGATGCTCCAAATGCTTCGATCACTATGACAGATCGCTACTGTGGACCGCTTCCTGATTTCAAAGTATCAACCAAAATTGAGTTCAAAGGTGATGAGTTTACTATCATCACTTCTAAACCGTTGATTCTAAATGGACAGTCTATCGGTTGGCGATTGGAGGTGGTCTGATGTCCGGTATCAAAGTTGATTTAAGTGGAGTTAGAAAGAAGCTATCTGCCGATAACTTTGAGCGTGGCCAGTTTAATATGGCATCTAGGATGCACTCAACGATGAACGAAAATTTTGTTCCGGAAAAAGACGGTGATTTACGTAAAATGAGTAATGTCGCCCCGGATGGCAGCCAAATTGAATGGATTTCCGCTTACGCTAGACGCCAATTCTATGCGCCGGGTGGTTGGAAGTATACGACTCCAGGAACCGGCCCAAGATGGGATCTAAAAGCAGAAGCAATCTTTATGAGCGACTGGATAAAAGCATTTAAGAAAGGAGCCGGATTGTAGTGGATTTTATAGAACGCTTAAATCAATCAGTGAATACTATTCCGAGCCTGCCACTCAAATGTGTTCTGGGGTATTTGCCACCAAAGGATGAAGCTTTTGTTTTGTATCCATTAGCAGGTGGCCAAGTGACCCAAGAATTCTTTGACGGTACAAAAGATCAAGAGTTGAACTTTGAATTTGCAATGAAGTCACAAGATCAGCAGAAAATAAGTAATGCACTTTGGCTTGTGCAAAATTATCTAGAAGAGCTGTCGGAGCTAAATAGTTCAGATGGTTCTTTTGATTTCGATTCGATTTGCATTACGAACAAACCATTTATCAATCAACTGGATGAAACAAGAACCTATATCTTTTTGGTTGATATTAAAGCAAAAATCACAACTTATCCTAAGGGGGAAACAAACTAATGGCAAGAAAAAAGAACGCCCTACGGCAACATTTTGTTGCTGACTATGATGCAACGAAACCTGATACTAAACCATTGGAAGACGCCTACAAAAAATTTGGGCGCTATGTAACAACTGTGGAAGACGATGGCGATGTACAATCAGAAGATTATGCCGATTATGCAGGAGATGGTACTTTATCAACCGATGTTACTGGCGTAACCGAAAAATGGAATTTTTCTGGTTATTGGGATCCAGAGCAAGAAGCGCAACAACTAGTCAAAAAGAAAAAACGTGCTAAAGGTGATGATCGGAAAGTTTGGCATAAGATCATTGAAACAGACGGAACGACAATCGAAGGAGTTGGAACTCTTAGCGAGAAGATCGTAGCCGGCTCTGGGGAAGCTTCTGACTGGGAAGAATTCAGCTGTGCCATCACTTATGATAAAACACCGGAAGTAACGGAAGGGTAAAAGGAGAGCTTATGCTCTCCTTTTTTTAGGGGGAATAATTATGAATTTTGAGATTAAACGATCGGGTTTTCCTATTAATATTGGCAAAATCGAGTTTTTCTTCGGCACAACGGTTGAGGAATTAACTCGATTTTTCGATATTCAAGACGAAGTCGAAGAAAAGATCACACCATTACTGAAAAAGCGAGAAAAACTAGTGATCGATCAAGAAAACATTACTAAAAGTGACGCTCAAAACCTAATCGATATTTCAAATGAACTCAATGCAATTCAGTATGATGCATTGTTAGGCGAAGGTTCGTATGAAAAAATTTATTTGGAATATCCAGATGCAGTCCAATTGTTCGATTTATTTGATCCAATCGCTGAGAACGTTGCTGAAGCCATTGAAAACGATGCGAAAGAGCGTGAAGACAAATTGGCACAACGAAAAGCAAATATGCTGAAGAAAAAAGCTCTTAAAACCAAAAAGAAGAAAAAGTAGGTGATCTAAATGCGGTTGAATGACCCATTGACCACTGAAATTGAGTTTGAAGGTGTTATGTATCCGCTAGATCTGGCTTTTGATAATGTCTTGGATGTTTTAGATGCCATCTCTGACAAGTCATTGATGGCTTGGGAAAAGGTTGATTTGGCTCTAAATCTTCTCATTGGCGAATCAAATCTAACCTTCGAAAAACAAATGGAACTCTGGGAGTTGATTCTGAATCGGCATATCCAGATCGGAAGTCAAGAGAAAGTGAGATATGACTTAGACGGCAATCCTATGCCAACACCTAAATCTTCTGACGACAAGAAAAGTATGGACTTGGTCCAAGACGCTAAGTACATATATGCCTCTTTTCGTCAAATCGGTATTAATCTTTTTGAAGAACAAGGGAAAATGCACTGGGAAGAATTTCAAGCCATTCTTGAAAGCTTACCAGATGACACTATTCTTCCTAAGATTGTACAGATTAGGCAATGGAAACCTCAAAAAGGCGATAGTCCAAAAGAAAAGGAGCGTATGAGAGAACTACAAGCCAAATACTCCTTAAACAAGGAGGTGGATGCTGATGGCTGATGGAAAAATTATTATTGATATCACTGTCAACAACAAAGAAGTTAAGAGTGCAGAAAAATCGATCGATAGCTTATCATCAAAATACGATGGCGCTTTTCAAGATAAAAATGGTCGGTGGAGAGCTGCAAACGGGCGCTTCCTAACAATGAAAGAAAAAGCTGACATGCTTGGAAAATCTCTTGGTGATACAGCATCCAAAACGGATACATTTACTAACAAAGTTGGATCTTCCATTGGTAAAGTAACTCAAATGGCTACAGCTTTAGGGCTTGTGAAAGTGGCAAGTGCTGCATTTAACGTTTTAAAAAGCTCATTGGATAGTGCTATCAGCCGTTTTGACACGATGCAAAAATTTCCTAAAGTAATGAGCGCACTGGGATTTAGTGCAGAAGAAAGTCAAAAATCAATTGACAAATTGTCTAATGGGATTGATGGTTTGCCGACAAAACTTGATGACGTTGTGGCAAGTACACAGCAAATGACAGCTATTACAGGAGATTTAGATAAGTCTACTGATACTGTATTGGCTTTGAATAACGCTTTTCTCGCATCTGGAGCCTCTACAGAGGACGCTAGTCGGGGAATGCAACAATTTAATCAAATGTTATCAACAGGCACCGTTGACTTAGAGAGTTGGAAAACTCTTCAAGAAACGATGCCTTTAGCTTTGCAAAAGACCGCTGAAGCTATGGGATTTGTTGGCAAGTCTGCTCAACGAGATTTATATGCAGCTTTGAAAGATGGAACTGTAACTTTTGACCAATTCAATGACAAGCTTATTGAACTCGGAACAGGCACAGGAATGCTTGCTGATCTTGCTAAAGAGAATAGTTTAGGGATTGCTACTTCTTTTGGAAATTTGAAGAATGCTGTATCGAAGGGTATTGCTAATGTAATAACGAAAGTAGATGAATTATCACAGGTTTTAACTGGTAAAACTATTGCTCAGAATATAGATAGCTTAAAAAGCGTAATCAATTCCGCTTTCGATTCTATAGTTAGTGGAATGGATTTTGTTATTCAGCATACAGGGGAAATAGAAACAGTTTTTTCAAAATTGTATGATGTAGCAGCAACTCTTGCACCGGTTATTTCAGCTGTGGTAGGTGCATTGATTGCATTGCAAATCGCCTCAGCGGTATCTTCAGTTATTAATGGCTTAACTTTTGCTATATCTGCATTAAAAATAGCAATGATAACATTAAATAACCTTGGATTAGTCGGAACGATAAAGATGCTCGCTGGATTTATGGGGCCTGTCGGTTGGGTAGTTGCTGCAGTTGGAGCTTTGATAGGTGTATTCACATACTTTTACAAAACAAATGAAACCTTCCGAGAAGGAGTTAACAAAACTGTATCAGTCCTAAAAGAAGGTCTTGTTGCTGCTTTCAACTGGCTAAAAACAGTATTAGTAGGCGTTTTGCCAACGCTCCAAGCAGTAGCTTCAGTAGTCGGTACGGCAATAGTCAATAGTTTCAGTAAGATGGTGTCTGTTGGTTCGGCTATTCTTTCTATTGTTGTTCCAGCTTTACAAAGATTCGCAAGCGCTGCAAAGGAAGTCTTGTCTAGTGGTTTAGAGAAAATGGGTTCGGTATTATCAACGGTAGCTGGGGTTCTTTCTGGTGTATTTTCTGTCGGGATGGAATTAGCGGGTAATTTACTGGAAAGCCTAGGAGGTTCATTTGGAAAGATAGGTGGGGTAATAAGTATTGTTGTTAGTTTGTTTTCTAAATTAGCAATTGCCACTCTTGGGCTAACGGGACCTTGGGGAACTTTAATTTCCTTGGTTCTATCTTTTGTCGCAGCATGGGTCAAGACAGGTGATCTTTCAGCAGATGGAATCACTCAAGTTTTTGATAACTTGCAGTCAACAATCACAAACGTTGCTAGTTTTATAAGTACCAACTTACCCAAGTTTGTGCAGCTTGCAACAGACCTTATCACCGGATTTTTAAACGGATTGACTGCAGCTTTACCAGGAATTGTTTCTGTCGCTACGGAAATCATTCAAACTCTAGTTAATGCTATAACAACAGTTTTACCTCAAATTATTTCATTAGCGACGCAAGTGATTACTACTTTAGTTCAAGGGTTAGCAATGGCATTACCAGCGTTGATGATTGTAGCTTCTCAAATAATAGTCCAGCTTATCACAGCTATAGCTGATGTCTTACCACAATTGGTAGAAGTTGGTGTCTCTGTTCTTACAGCACTGATAGAAGGGATAACGATTGCACTACCAGTCATTATCAAAGCAGCAATAGGCATCTTAAATGCACTAATTGATACTCTTTTATCATTTTTACCAATGTTGCTCGATGTTGGTCTGCAAATTATCACTACTTTATTAGAGGGAATTATTTCGGCACTGCCTACGTTGACGGAAGCAACAACATCTATTGTCACTGGATTACTGACGGCCTTTATCACAGCTCTACCAATGCTTATCGCCGTTGGAGTACAAATATTAATGGCTTTGATTCAAGGGCTATTATCAATATTGCCAACGTTACTAATGGCAGCTCTGCAAATAATTATGGCTCTTGTGACAGCGTTGATTTCGGCACTGCCTCAAATTATTGAAGCCGGGATTCAATTGCTAATGGCGCTGATTCAGGGAATTTTGTCAATCTTACCACAACTGATTGATGCAGCTATTCAAATCATTACTGCACTATTAGGCGCTCTTATCGAAGCCTTACCACAGTTGATTGATGCAGGTGTCCAATTGTTGCTAGGATTAGTCGCCGGTGTAATATCGGTACTTCCACAACTTGTTGCAGCTGCTTTGCAACTAATTGTAGCTCTTTTAGGTGCATTGATTGGTGCTGTTCCTCAGCTGCTATCTGCAGGTGTTAAGCTAATTGGAGCTCTAATCAGTGGGGGGTTAAGCCTGCTAGGACAGTTATTATCTGCTGGAGGGAAGTTAATTAGTGGATTACTTTCTACAATTTTAGGTTTCTTAGGAGACTTATTGTCGGCAGGTGGCAAGTTAATCGCAAGCCTTATATCTGGAATAGGCGGAGCGATTGGCGATGTATTTTCTGCAGCAGGAGATATTGCAAGTGCAGTTATTGATACTATTTCGGGAATTGATTTGTTTGGTGCTGGAAGAGCCATTATTGATGGTTTTTTAGGAGGATTAAAGTCAGCTTATGAAAATGTCAAAAGCTTTATTGGAGGAATTGCAGACTGGATTGCAGAACACAAAGGGCCTATTAGTTATGATAGGCGTTTGTTAATTCCAGCAGGTAAAGCTATTATGGGAGGCTTTGATGAAAGCTTGCAGGCAAACTTCAAGAATGTACAGCGTACTGTTAGCACTATGGCAGATCGATTGAATACAAGCTTTAATTTGACCCCAGAAATGGCACTTGGAACAAGACGAATAGGGATGTCTGGTGTTGCAAGCTACACGAATAACAGGAATGTGACTAAAACCATTCATAATCAACCAGAAATTACGATGCATGTAACTTGGAATGGAAAAGAAGACATTCGAAAAACAATTGAGGAAATTGCATGGATAACTACTGTAGAAGATAGAGGTGACTTAAAGTGAGTTTCATTGAGTTTAACGGAGATCGAACGGATAACCATTTTTTATTTTTAGAAGCCGGACTTACTTTTGATGGAGTAACAAGAAATCGAAGTTTTCAAAAGATTGATGGTCAAGACGGAGAAGTTGGTACCGGAGATGGTACGTTAAATAATATAAGTAGAAGTTATCCCTTTAGGCTTAGGCTGCCTAAAGGGATAAAAATAGAAGATGAAGTAACTGTTATTTCTAATTGGCTTTCTGAAGATGCCGACTGGCATGATTTCATATTTGGGGGAGATCCAAATTATGTATATCGAGCAATGTATGTTGGAGAATATGATATACAAAGAATAGTGTCTTGCTATGGAAAGTGTGTGCTGAACTTCAAGCTTAAACCATATAAGTTCTTAAAATCTGGATTAGTTGAACAAACGCTCTCTACCTCAATTACGAATCCCACTAAACGCATGGCACGCCCAAAGATCATAATTAAGGGGGCAGGAAATATTGTTTTACGAATTGGCTCCTCTACGTATTCTTTGAAGGATGTGGATGGAGGGATAATCATTGATGTATTGTATGATCAAGTCAAATCCTTAGATGGGCAGCGTCCACAGTGGAATAAGATCACTACTTATCCTTTGCCTGGGATTAATCCTGGACTTAACAATGTGCTGACTACTGGATCAGTAACTGAGATGAAAATTGTTCCTCGCTGGGAGGTGATTGTGTGACCTATCCAATTTTGTATGAGGCAAACGAAATAGATTTTTTTAGTTTGGGTTTAGGTCCAATCAAAACAGCAACAGAAGCTTTTGTCACAGAAGAAAGAAATGGTACCTTTATTTTTGAAGCTAAAGTGTTAGTTGATGATGAAATCTATCCGTTGTTGCAAGAGAATCGAATTATCAAAGCTGACTCAAGTCCAACGCTAACTGATCAACGGTTCAGAATCAAACGGATTGTACCAAATCATGACGGACAAGCTAAAATCTACGCAGAACACGTTAGCTACTTGAGTCAAGAATTACCAATGAAGCCAGAAGTATTTATCAGTGGAAACGCAAGTGCAGCTTTAAATGCTTGGAAGTTAGCAATTTTAGACAACAATCCATTTATTGTGGACTCGGATATTGATACAAGCAACAAAACGAATTGGCGAATCGACAAAGTGGAAAATCCTCGACAAGCATTAGGTGGCGTGGAAGGTTCTATCTTAGATGTTTGGGGCGGTGAATATCGTTTTGACAACTATCACATTAGTTTGTTAAAGAAGCGTGGAACTACCGCCAACACTATTCTAGCATACGGTCGTAATATTACGGATTTTGAACAGGAACGTAATATCATGACGACTTATACAACAATTTATCCGTATGCTATTTATACGGATGACGATGAAAATGAACAAATAGTTACTATTGATGGATATGTAGTTGATTGCGAGAATATTAATGAATACCCAAACCGTAATGTGTTGCCAGTTGATTTTAGTAATAAATTTGAACATGATGAAGTTCCAACCAAGGTAAAACTAAAACAATTGGCTCAGGATTATATCAAAGATAATGATATTGGTATTCCAAAGACATCAATTAAGGTGTCTTTTTTGGATTTGGCACAGACCGCTGATTATGCTGATATTGCTACATTGGAGACTGTCGAGCTATGCGATGATGTTCGAGTATATTATGAAAAGTTAGGTGTAGACACGACTGCTAAAGTGATCAAAACAAAGTGGAATGTGTTGCGTGATGCCTATGATGAAATAGAAATCGGTGAAAAACGTACTACTTTATCATCGATCATAAATGACACTCAAACATCGATCAAAGAAATAGGAAATCAAATGGATTCAGCAATTACTGCTGCGAATGGAAAGAACATGATTTTCCATGGTCTCTTTGGTAAAAATGGTGAAGGAGAACCAACAGCAACACGTGTCGGGGATATGTGGTACAAACCAAGTGGTGAGGATATTGAATTTTATATTTGGGATGGAACTGTTTGGACATTCATTATGTCTACAGCGAAGTTTGATGAAATCGCTAATAAAGTGAGTGAGGTAGAAAGTGATACAAAACGAGCTGTTGAGAAAGCAAATAATATTCAAATCAATGTTAACCATCTTGTCTCTGATATTTCTGCGATGAATCGGGATATCAGTACAATCAGTTTTAAAGCAAGTGAAGCATATAGTAAGGTACGATCCGTAGAGGGCAAGACTGTTTCAATAGAAAAGTCAGTTGATGGTTTAAAAGGAAGGATCACGACAGTTGAGACTACATCAACAAGTACAACAAAGAAACTCAACGAGTTAGAAATCACAGTAGATGGGCAAAAGCAGACTCTTGCTACTATGCAAACGACAGCTAATAGTGCGTTAAGTAAAGCTAACGTTCTACAAACAACAGTTGATGGTGTAACCCAGACTTTGGCAAGTGTCGAACAATGGCAAAACAATTTTCAAGTTGGTGGTAGAAACTGGGTTAGTGAATCTGAATCTCCAAAATTTAGACCATATCAAGGTGCTTCAATTACTCATTCAATAGTTCAAGTTCCTGAATGGAATGCAAAAAATGCAGTTAGGCATGTTGTTACGGGCGGTACTGGTACAATTTGTGGTACTCTTCCCGGAAATATTATTACTTATGTTAAAAACAATACGAGCTATGTTCACTCTATATATGTTAAGAACAATGGAGACAAACGTATTAGGTTTAGTAATAATTTAGGTAAGACTGATTATGTTGAACCAGGTCAATCTAAACGTATTTCACTGGTAGCTAAACACCTTGAGAATTTAGCAGCAATGCAATTTGTACTATATCGATCCACGAATGCTGACAGCCTGGATTTTACCGTGTGGCGTGCTCAGATTGAAGAAGGAAATCAGTTGACTGACTGGTCTCCAGCACCTGAGGATAAGGCTCAAACAACAAAAGTTAACGAGATTGAAACAACAGTAGACGGCGTCAAAACTACAGTAACTTCTGTAAAAACGACTGCAGACTCAGCTCTCTCAAAAGCTACTCAAACTGAAACAACAGTGAGCGGCTTAAAGACAACTATTTCAAGTGTTCAGACTACAGCAAACTCAGCACTGACAAAAGCTACGCAGCTTGAAACTACTGCCAATGTTATTAGACAGACAGTTACAGAAATTCAAGGAAATATTACGGATATTACAAACAAATTTCCTAATCCAAACTTCAAAAAACAAGATCCAAAGCCAGCTGTTGAAGGAACAGGAATTCACATAGTTTATGATAGTCAAGGAATGACTATTAATAATAACGGAGGAGCAACAAGAAACAGAGCTTACTGGGGATCACCACCACTTTCCTTAGAAATTGGGAAAACGTACAATATTAAAATGTATGTAAATGTGGGGGTTAACTCTGGGAGGAAACCCATAGAGGTAGGAACGAGTGATGGAGAAAATTTTACGTTCTCTCTTCCTAATACTAATCCTGGATGGATATATGGAACAATTAAATTGACAAGATGGACTGGCTTGTCATTTTGGCTGCCACCAGCAACTACGATTAAGATTCGTCAGTTATATATTTATGAGGCAAATACAAATATTACTTCATCACAGATTACCCAACTATCAGATACAATTAATTTAAAAGTTTCTAAAAATGATGTTGTTAATCAAATCAATATATCTAATGAATCAATATTGATTGCTGGTAATAAGATTCACATTACAGGTCAGACATCAATTGATAATGGAGTGATCAAAACCGCTCAAATTGCGGATCTTTCAGTATCGACAGCTAAAATTGCGAACGCAGCAATTACTGATGCAAAAATTGCGTTTGTCGATGCTGCAAAAATTACAACGGGCTATCTTTCTGCACAACGGATTCAAGCTCGATCAATTACTGCAGATAAATTAGCAGTCAATGCGATTCAAGTTGGTTTTAATAATTATAGCCAGAATTTAAAGATAGATCCTTACACCCTAAGTTTCTTCAATAAAAATCAATTAAGTGGGAAGTTAACCAGTGAAGGAATGGAATTTTGGCATGGAACAAGAAAAATAGGAAGAATAGGTGAAAATTCAAAAATAGGAAATGAAACTATCCGTGGTATTGCAATGAACTTAGATCACGAGGGGGATTATATCTCATGGTCTTATCGAAAAGCTCAAAATGATAGTGCATTTACTTCTATGTTAATGCTTGATCCTCGTGGAAAATTTTCAGGAAAAGCAGGAATTCATATGGATGCAGATGTTCATATGATCAAAGTTAAGCCAGGAATTCCTAGTGCAAGAGAGTTTTTACGATTTGGTGTAGTGAATTATAATAATACCTTTTATTCTGCTCTATTAAACGATAGCGGAAAAAGCGGTGTAATGTTTGGTAGCGGTTATTTGTATCTTTTGCATAACAATGTTGTATTACCTGTGGAAGATATAAGAAACATCGTTCGTGCATTAAAAGGATTAGGCACATTACAACTGCCAACTTCTATTCGTACTTCTGGTCAAGGTAGTGGAACGGTGGCGTCTTTTAAAACAGTAAGGTTATAGAAGGAGATAGGAGAATGAAAATTACATTGAAGAATAATGAGTTAGTACCAGCAATCAACTTTTTGGAATCTATCGAATTATCTACAAAAGATAGCAGACACCGAACAAAGTTGATAAAACGTATTCGAGAAGCGCTCATAGAACTTTCTGACGAGGAGAAGTCTTTGATGGAAAAATTCAATTTGCTTGATGAAAACGGTCAACTCAAAGATAGAAAAGAACAAGACATAAAAGATGTAGCTATATTTAA